GGTGATGAAGTCTAATAAGATTATCCATAAGTTCCTAACGGAGCTCGTGGACGATCCTTTCAACTTTACCACCGCACTCGCGAACCTAGCTCATCAGCTTGAGAAATCTTTAAGCTACGATGAGTTGGGAAGAGTCATTATTGACCCTTTGTTTGATGAATTCAAAAATACCCCTGTTTTTCGGGAGTACCATGAGTTCTACAAACATCGTGATCCTCGGGTATTGACCTATTTGTTAACTTTCCTTAATTTCGGAAAGAAGGTCGTTTATAAAAACCCTAACCTTGAATCCAACGCATTTCGCGCATGGACCCTCAAGGAGGAGGACCTGTCCAAGCTTGTATTACCGGCTTGGGTTTCGAACGTCAGAGCCATTATGGCCCTGATCTTTGAAGATTGGAGCGAGCCCGCTTTCTTCCCCAAACATGGGGGGGGTGCGGTTAGCGAAATGAAGGTCATTGGAACGGAGGCGAAGAATCGAAGAATTCGGTTTAGTGACGATATCATTAAGTTGTATATCGTTAACGACACCGAAGGATCCGTGCCTGAGTATCCGACCCCTACTGGATTAATGCCCACTAAGAGCTACAACTCTCAACATTCTAGACTAAAGTTCGTTCCAAAAACCTTTGACAAGGTCAGGTCCATGTGTATGGAACCTGTCGTTTATCAATGGGCGCAGCAAGCGCTGCGGCTGGAACTCGAACATTATCTAACGCAATCTTGTCTCGCAAATCATGTAATCTTGCGGGATCAGAAGCACAACCAGATTGGTGCTCAAATAGGATCCGCGAGGAGCCTATGCGATACCATTGATCTGAGTGCGGCGTCAGATAGCGTAGCGTGGATACTTGTTCAAAGTATCTTCCCCGAGGAGCTGATCAAGCACCTCAACGCTACCCGGACTAGAACGGTACTTACATGGGGGAAACGCAAAGTTTCCTTACACAAGTACGCCCCTATGGGCAGTGCCTTGTGCTTTCCCGTGCAGTGTGTCGTATACTCCGCCATCGTTGCGATGGTGGGTATAGCTGAGAGTTACTGCCTTGACTGGCGCAATCCTGGTTGTTTTGACCTTATTGATCTAAAGCGCGCGTGGGGATTTACCCACGGCAAGTCGCTTCATAAGGTCGGACCATTAGGATTGTACCCTTTTAAGGTCTACGGCGACGATATTATATGTGATAATACTATAACATCAAACGTCGTGGATGCTCTAAGCCAACTTGGTTTTGAGGTGAATACCGACAAAAGTTTTGTCGGAAATAAAGCTATGCGCGAGTCATGCGGAAAAAGATACTTCGCAGGACATGACGTCAGCCCCTTCACCTTCAAGCTGAAAAGCTTAGACGAGGAGTTGGAGATCGATGCGGTGGCTAGTCTAATAGACGTGGCTAACCGCGCCGGCGAATGGCAATACAATACTGTCAGACGCCATGTAGTTGCATTTATACTTCATAACCCAATTAAGGGCGTGAGTACGCGTGCACTACATAAAGGCAAGAACCCTATCAAATTTAGTTCAAACGTTGATGAGGCTCTTACGATCTTCCACCCAGAACCGAGGAATTATCATCTCAAGGAGAGGTGCTTCGTACCAGGCATGGAATTACGCCAGGATACGAGGTACTACTTCCAGAGGGATGAGTTCCATCATCTGGGTGTCGGTCCGCTCAAAGTACGGA